CCCAGCATTACATAGACCTTAATTTGTTTATTACTATTTTACTGTCTAAATAACCTGCCAATGTTTTTAATTCATCGTGCGTTAACAGCAGACAAACATTTAAATCTTCTTGATTGTCAGCATTGAATCTAAAGTGAAGTTCAAACTCGTCGGGACCAATCCAAACTCCACCTATGTCTACACTGCTGCTTTCATCATGTGTTAGATTGAACATCTTTTAGTTTTTCTCTAACAATGTAAATGTAGTGTATTGCAGAACTTAGATCACTGAGTTCTTTACTGGTTAATTTCCAAGTATTGGGATTATCAAGATCAACACCATCACGCTTGTCAAGTCCTGACTGTAGTCGTTCTGTTAACAAACGTAGGATATGTTCGATTTGTCCAGGAAACTTTTCAACAAAAGCCATTCTGTGACTGGCATTAATCTTTTGAAGTATTAATGTGTCTTTGACCATGCGTTCTTGCTGTGCTTGATGGATTTGGCCATCACGAACAGTTTTGTCTATCATGATCTTGTGTCCGTGCCCCATGGGTCAACAATGGCTTCGCTGTTGAATTGACCAAAGTCTCTGTCAACAAATGTATCCCAAATATTGCCTGCATTGATACGCATACTCTGCATCATAGTGCGTAGTCTACGTCCAACAGGAGTTAATGTGCCGTCTTCACGTTGTACTGTTTGTTCACCAGTTGCGGCACCAATCCATTTAATAATTTCTGGACGCTCACGGCCATACTTGTCAATCTTTGTGCCTGTTTCTTTTTGTTCCCAAGGTCCATTGATTTCATAACTGATTGTGCCATCGTTGTACTTGCGGAATGTGCAGTGACATTTCTTACCAACTGCTCTAAAGTCTGGATCCGGATGAGGAACAAACGGACTGAAGAAGTAATTTTGTAATTCACTTTCAGGAGGTAATGTGGAATCACGATCTGGTATGGGTGGAAATGGTTCAACTGGAACCATGTCTGTTTTATCAATGTAGGGATTGTCATTGCCAATAAACTTGACGTCAATGTCTTCACCATTGAGTGCGTCCATGGCTGTTTGATATTTTAACTTGTTGGCACGGCCTTTTAAATTTAGCACAATGCCAGTTTCATCAAAGACAAAACGTTCTAGTTCTTTGGCTGTGGGAAAGTCTGTCATTAGACCTTCCAAATCATATTCAGCGTTGCTGGTTGATTTTGGAATACGTGCGCCTGCTATTGCTTGGGCAACATCTAGTATTTCATCTTGTGTGGGTTCTTCGCCCCAAGGGCTGGCTACATCTGTGGGTGTAGATGATTGTGTTTTCTTTGTCATTTCTATTCCTTAATTTTCTATGCTAATGAGAAACTATTGCTTCTCATGTATTTAACTCTTAAAACGTATTACTTGCCTGATTTGCCTGCGCTGCCTTGGCCCATGCCGCCAACAGTATTGTATTTGCCGCCTGGCGTTTGTATACCTTCAAGTTCTTTTAATGCTTTATCCATGCCCTGCATATTTTCACGCATTTGTTGATAATATTGTTGATTATCTTGTTGTGGCATGCCGCCGCCCATAAAGCCGTTATTGTTGTAGTTATTGTTGTCTTGTGGATTTGGTAAACCGGGGCCAAAGCCTACATTAGGACCTAAGTCTGGACGTGGTGTGTATGGACCACCCATGTTTTGAATAGGTTGTTGAACTTGTTCTTGTGGTGTTAGAAATGTCTTTGGTTGTTGTAGTTGTCCTGATGGCGCTGAAGATGGTGGAGTTAGTTGTTGTGGATTACCCTTATAATATTCTATCTGTGGTGGCAAAAAAATCTTTGGGTCTTCTCTCAAAACGGGCATGTCAGGTCCTGTTATTGTTCCTGGCGGGTCTTGAAAACGATTTTGCATGCGATTGACGGCATATGCTTCTCGTTGTTCTGTTGGCATATTATTATAATTTACGTACTCTTGATAATTCATGCCATCAGTTGGTAAAACTTCCATGGTCATTCTGTTGTTAGCACGATTAAATTGATCGTATAACTCAGGGGTTCCGCCCATGTTTGGATCATAAGGTTTTGGACCAAAATTTTGACGAAATAGTTTAGAAAAATCTGGTTTCTCTACAGGCAGGCTAGGCATTGGTCCGCCAGGTTGTCCAATAGATCCTGGATTGGGCATAGGACTAGGTTGTTGACCTCTTAGTCTTAAGATACCACCATTGGCTCGACTTTGTTGAACTTGTTCTTGTGGTGTTAGAAATGTCTTTGGTTGTTGACCGTTTTGGCCAAAGATGTCATCGTCTAGACCTGTTTCAGGTCCGCGATAGCGAGCGGGTCCAAAACCGCCGTCATCAACGTTGAAAAATCCTGCACCCATGATTACTTCTTAGGTGATTTGTATTTTGCTGGCAACTTTGCGCCATCAGCAGTGGAATTTTTCTTTGGACCAACATTGGTGTTGGCACTTAGACTTTCTACTGTGGGATCAATGAATGGCTTCATACCGCGACCGCGAGCCGCCACTGCATTGGTTACCATGTCTGCCAAGGCTGATTTCTCATTGCCTGAACTGGCTTTTTCTTTCATGAATGTTTCACGCTTGTTGCCAAGATCTTGGTTGCCCATTGTGGGACCACGCTTTTGATTGATCTCTTTTGCTTGCATGTTTTTTGAAGATATTTTCATAATTGATTTCCTTTAGTTGGACCACGACCAAAGTCAAATTTTTCTTTACCTGTCTTGGGCATTGCAATACTGGCACCATCACCAACTGCTTGGCGTTGTTGTGGCTTGCCTGTGAACATGTCTTTGCCCATTGTGGGCATTGCAGTTCCGCCGCCTGTTGGGCCACGCTTGCCAGTGATTAGTTTGTTGGGGTTTTGAACGCCGCTGTGCATGTTACCTGCCAATTTGTTTGTGCCACGATTAACGCCATCACCACTCATATATGATAAATCGCTGTTGTGTTTCATTTTGATTTTCCTTTTTTAGCCGTCTTGGCTGATTGTTTAAAAGCCTTGGGTGTTGGAGCACCTTTGGTTCCAGGCTTACGCATACGCTCTCCAGAGCCTGCGGCTATTCTATCACGCTTGGCATTAATATTAGCGTATAATCCGTTTTTCATATTAACAGTCCCATCGTTGTCTTGCGGCTTTGCCGCGTTCACCTGTCCAACCACTGCTTCTTGCACAAAAACTTTTTTGTCTGGCGCCGCTTTTAGTTGGCGCTTTTAAATTACTACCAGTGGCCTTGTTATATTTGGCACGACCTTTGGCAGTTAATCCTGCACCTTTACTGGCTGGTAATTTTTCACCACGACCCACACTTAAATTAACTTTGCTGTTTGATTTTTTTGTTGCCATAATGTTATTTATACTTTTTTATTCGCTGTCTTCACTGTCAATTTGTTCACTGACTCCAGTTAACTTGCTCAGTGCTTCAACAAAGGCCAACTGCTTGGCTTGAATGGCATCAGCACTGTCATTGACTTCAATTTTAGCCAAGTTATTCATTACCTTGTTCAATATCAAAGTGTGATATTTTAAAATTAAATTCTTGTCATTTTCATTACGTGCTGTTAAAAAGTCATCAACAAGTAAATCCTCATAACGTTGTCCACCAGTTCTTAATTCCAAACTAACTAATAGTTCTTCTACACTGATGTGATTCTTACTGCCTTTGGCGCGACCCGCACCTGGGCGTGCTCCACCCCATCCGGATTTCTTTTCTTTTGGTTTATCTATGCTATCGTTCATAATATTATTTAGCCCTGTTAAATATAGTAATTAAGGAATTGAAATGAATTATACTTGGAATTTGGCCACACCCGCAGACAGCGGCGATATTATGACGTTGAACCTACTGGTTCAGCATGAAGTAGATACTATATTCGACTTCAATCCCAATGTACTCAGTCATCACATTGTGTCAGCATTGGTAAATCAATTTTACACTGGCAAAAGTGACTTGGTTGCCATTGCAAAAGATGACAACAATAAATTATTAGCATACACTTGGGTCAAGACCGGTGAACAAAGTCTTTGGAGCACAGAAGAAATTGCATGTGTGCGTATGGCTCATGTGGATCCCAGTTTAAGTGTTCGACTTCGTATTAACTTAATAGATGAAATGATGGAAACCTGGGAACGATTTGCACAACTTCACAGCATACCTGTTTTATACAGTAACACACTACGCAAAGAACAAAGTGTATTTCTTAAAATGCATGAACGCCGTGGTTTTGTTGTAAGGGGCAGTGCGGCATATAAAAGAGTTGATCTCAATTACATGCCCACACGTTTATTCTAATGTGCTACGCAACATCCAAATTGACTTTTCTAAATCTAATGCTTGGTCCTGTGCGTAGTTGCTGACTTCTTCAAGATCTTCTGCACTGGCAATGACAATGAGTTCTTTGAAGTCACTTAACAAGTGTTCAAGATCCATCATCACTGCTTCTAACAATTCATCGGCACTGCCTTCAATGGCATCCATGGGTATTGTACTATTGTCAATAATATCAACAAGACTATTGGGCATAAATTCCTGCATGGTGCGTAGGATCTCTGCAATCTTATCAATCTCTGCTTGACGTCGTTCATAGACACCGCCCAGCATTTTGTGATCACTGCGAAAAGTTCTGCCTGTGACATTGACATGTGCGGCATGGCTTCTGTAGTACGCTACAAAGTTATTATAAAATACCAATGTTAATTGTTCTGTTGTGGTCATTGTTGCATCATCCTTTTCTTTTCTTCTTCTTGTCGTTTCAAATAATCTCTATAAGCATTGATTGCGCCTGTGCCTGCACCTATTGCTGTGCCCAACACTGGAAATGGACTGGCTGCGGCACCTGCACCTGCTATACCAGCACCTAGGTAATCACCTTCTTTGTATCTGCTGTAAGCATCTGCGGCATTTAATGCTGTGCCAACACCTGGCAATGCACGGCCTGCTATTCGTCCTGCTTGACCCATCATGCCAGCGCCTGGTAAGTTTTGAATTTTATTGGCAGCGGCTGCTTGAACTCTGTTCATCATGCTGGCTGGTTTAGGCTGTGGTTGTGTTGCAGGATTAACTGGACCTGCACTTTGCATTGGTCTTCCATTGGCATCTAATATTGGACTTGGAGCAACAGGAGTGGCTTTCATTGCTTGATTGGCTGCTATTCTTGCTTCTGTTTGTCTAGCAATTTCATTGGCACTTTCCATGGCACCAACACCACGTTGTGCTATGTCTGTTCCAGACTGAGCAACTGGATTTAAAATTCTTTTAGCACCTAATAGTAATGCCGCTGGCACACCAACAGCGGCAGCACCTAATCCAAGAGCGGCTGCGGCTGTTTCATAATTTTCACCTGTGTTGGCTGCTTCTATTGCTGCCTGACTTTGTTGAAATCCTGCTTTTTCTTCTGCACTTAAAATAGGCACATTGTAGCCGTCGGGCATTGTTGCTTGTGGCTGTGCAGACTTGCCAGTGTCGCTGCCTAATACTTGTTGAATTTCTTCATCACTGTAGCCTTGTGCTCTGGCAGCGTCAATGCGTTTTTGTAATTCTGGATCCATGATTAACCTTTCAACATGTTGACTAATTTGCGTTGACGCACTGGATTATTCCAGCCACCAGCGCCATTATTTAGATTAGGATCAAATGTTGGCACAGGATAACGCTTGTATGCTTCGCGCACTAGGCCTGGTGTAGTAGGTTTGTTGTCACTGTTGGCTTTTAAGAATGCATTGCGTTCGTCAGCAACATCTTCATATTGTTTTGTCAAGCGACTGGACTCTTTACTCCATTCATTTTCTAATTGATCTGGACTACTAAACTGTTTGTTAACAGCCCATGCTTGTTTGGCTCGCTTGCTGTCAAAGTTATATAACTGCTGTGCTTTTTGGTTATAGAATCCTAATGCTGGAGCAGTGCCAATATCAATCTGCATCTTTTCAGCACTGGTTCTATCAGCATTGGAAATCTGTGCACCAAATCCGCCTGATTTAATTTCAGCAGTGGCCAGTCTTTGGTTGCCACTGATAATACTCATCAAAGCACTGTATTGATCTGGATCTTTAATATTAGTCTGTGCCCATTTTTCATTAATGTTTTGACCTTCTTTGCTTTCAACCTTACCGCTGATAATGTCACGTACAAGAGCCCAATTCTTATCTGCGCCACTGTTGCTGTTTGCTTTGTTGTATAAGCCAAACAATACATCAGTTTTTGGATCTTCAATAATCTTTAATTGATTCTTGACAATCTGACTACCTTCACTGGCAGCCATGGCTGCTGGCACAATAGTTTCATTGCGATGTTTAATAACTGCTTCACTGGATTTTTGTCCAAGTTCACGTTGTTTCTTTTGTTCTTCATCGTATTGCTTGACACGATTTTCGTAGACTTTGGCACCTTCTGTAGGTAATCTAACTGGCAGACCACTTGCGTCATAACCAGGCTTGACTGCTGTAACAGGAGTAACTGCGGCATTGCCTGCGTTAGTTGTTGCGGGCTGTGGCGGAGCAAC